TGTCTCTTTAAGCAATCCCTTTACAACAAACGGAACAACAACGGTTACCGTAGCTGATACAGCTCACGGCGCTTTAGTGGGTGACTTTGTTACCTTTGCTAGTTTTACGGCGATTGATGGTTTGGATATGAATGCGGAATTTGAAGTGATTTCTGTTCCTACTTCCAATACCTTTACCGTTACGCATACAAGCACGGCGTCTGGTTCGACGGCAGGTGGAGGAGGATCAGGAACAGCTAGCTATCAAATTAATGTTGGTCTTGCAGCTTCGGCGTATGGATACGGATGGGGAACAGGAGCATGGAATGTGGGAACATGGAACACGCCTCGGTCAACATCAACCGTGACGATTAACGCGCGGGAATGGTCATTTGATAATTTTGGTGAGGATTTAATTGCAACCGTAAGTGAAGGTGGAACATACAGGTGGGATACGTCTGTTGGAACAGGAACACGAGCTGCGGTTATTTCACAAGCACCAACATCATCACGGTTTGTCTTGGTATCACCAACAGACAGGCATGTATTTTTATTCGGAACGGAGACAACAATTGGAAGCTCTGCGACGAATGATCCTTTATTTTTACGGTGGTCTTCCCAGGAAGATTATACCGATTGGACACCCACAGTTATTAATACATCAGGATCTTTTCGTATTCAGGATGGATCAAAAATTATGGCAGCGACACGGTCACGTGGAGCTATCTTAGTTTGGACGGACACCTCTTTGCACGCGATGCAATTTGTAGGACCGCCTTTTGTTTTTTCCTTAAATCAAATTGGCGCCAACTGCGGAGCGGTTTCGGTGCATAGCGCCGTTGATGTCAACGGAACGGCTTTTTGGATGTCACAGAATTCTTTCTATATGTTTGATGGTGCGGTGAAAAAAATGCCTTGCAGCGTTCAGGATTACGTCTTTGATGATTTCAGCATCACCAATCAGCCCGAAACCTATTGCGGATTGAATGCGGAAAAAAATGAAGTGACATGGTTTTATGCAACATCAGGCTCATCTCAAATTGACAGGTATGTAACCTACAATTATTTGGAACAGGTGTGGTCAACGGGATCACTTGCAAGAACAGCGTGGAAAGACTACGGTGTGTATGAATTTCCATATGCAACGAAATATGTCACCAGTGCGACAGCGACAACGCCGACTATTCTTGGATTGACGGCAGGAGCATCCACCTTCTACCAGCAGGAATCAGGAACGGATGACGACGGCTCACCGCTCACGGCTTTCATTACCTCTGGTGATTTTGACATAGGGGACGGTCAGCAATTGCTTCATATTGGAAGGGGAATTCCTGATTTTAAGAACTTAGTCGGAAGCGTAGATATGGATCTAACATTTAAGACCTACCCTGCTTCAAGTACTTCCGTTGTAAAAACATCTACGATTGTCCCTACAACAACAAAATTTAATTTACGAGGCAGAGGGCGACAAGCCAATTTAAAGATTACAAGCGACGCATTAAGTGATAATTGGAGATTTGGAACTCTGAGACTTGATGTACAACCAGACGGAGGGCGGTAATGGCGAAGATTGCAACAACACGACTACCTAATGCAACACCTGAGTATAATATGGCTCAATTTGATATGCTGATCCGATTATTGGAACAGGTTATCATGCAACTTAATTTCGGTTTTCAACAGGATGTGAAGGACGAATCAACAGCAAGGAGTTGGTTCCTTGGCTGATATATTTAAAAGTTTTTCCAAAACAGGAACAGGAACAGTTTATACGGTTCCCACAGCGGATGCAGGTGCAGTCCCTCCTGTTTCTCCTACCATAGCGTTGGTAAAAAGCATTAGAATATCCAATCAAAGTGGTGGCGCAGTAACAACAACAGTAAATGTCATGGATTACAGTAATTCAAGTTTGGAAATAGAACTGTATAAGGAAAGTATGGCTGATGCGACTGAAAGCGAAGTTCTTACACAGCCTCTTACATTAATGCAGCAAGATCAAATTAAACTAACAGGGGCCGGCATAAAAATTTTTGTCAGCTTATTGGAGATTACATAATGAAAAAAGTTCAAGAAGGAAAAATTATTGGAACACGAACAGTGTTGGGAAAGGAAGTCCCTGTGTACCAACCTGAAGTGTTTGAGAGAATTTACTGTAAAAATTGCAATGCTGAAGTCGACTCAGAAGAGCTGGCGACAGGTAACTGCAAGGATTGTGGCAAGCCCTGGAAAGAACATTTTGCTCGAGACGTTCGAGTAAATGTTCTTAAGCTTCCTGATGTTTTCGGAAAAACGAAACTCTAGGCACTACAGGCCTCACATTCCTCCTCATAGGCTTTTTTAGGAGCTTTCGCTTCACAACTACACCCTTTCTTATGTTCCTCTAATTCTTTCTCTAGTCTTAAATTATCTCTTTCTACCGCTAAAAGTCTTTCGTGATACCGTCCTGTCTTGTCTGCAAGACTGGCAATAGCTTTCAAAATTTCTTGATTTTCCATTTTTTTCTCCTGATTTAAAATTTTTGGGTGAGAACCAATTTAAACATGTCTACAGATCTTTGCAAGAAATCTTTGCTCTTGACATTTAAAATTAAATGGTCAACCACCCCTCTGGGTGGGGAATGCAGTGCTCTGTCTTTATCCCCTTCTTCATGGTTAATAAAACGTCAGCGCTGAGACTTATTCTGGCCACATTTTTTGTATTCGTTTCGGTGTAGTGCAAAAGAATGCTTGGAAATATTATAATGTTCCCGCTTTTTGCCTCCAGTAAATAACTCGCATAATTGAATTGATTCCAGTCGGTAATGTATTCATTGGTGGGAGGAATGAACAATCCTGTTTGTGCCGCCAATTCTTCTTCAAATTTTACACCGCCCATTTCTTCCGCTCGCACATAGTAAATTAAACTGAAATGGCTGCCGGTGTGCTTGTGACTGGCAATATGCTGATCTCTCCCCGTATAGGTTGCCCACGCCTTGACAATATGGGCGTCAAACTTATCTTTGTCATATCCCCTTATTTGCATAAATATTTTTACATGCTTTCTTATTTCATTAAAAATTTTTTTATATTTTTCATCCGTGTGCAGATCATCCTTGGCTTCCTCTAAATTTGTGTATTGCGTGTTACCCCGCACATCCGTTGTCGCTGCCACTCGTCCTGGTTTTTCCTTCACAAAATTTTCAATGTGAGGAATAATGTCCTTATTCAGCTTTTCAAAACTTTCAACAGAACCTTGATAAATGTTTTTGGCAAAAACATTATTTACCGTTGCTTGTTTTTTCTCCATATATCACTCCTAAGTATTCTATTTTCTTTACCCATCCCTTGGGAATGGCGGTTGATCCGCCACCGTTATTATCTCCCTTGTCCAAGCACCACGATCGCATAACAATAACTTTTTCATCATTGTTCACGACCATCCACCCGACTTCCTGGCATAATGCCAGTGGAGCGTTGACAATATCCTTAATATCAAGCCATCCAGACTCCGTATCACGGGCATCGAGCCACGTTACACGGACCATCGGCACTTTCTTAATATCTAATTCCATATTTCTCATTGCACATTACAGCTAAAATGCATATAATTACAGTTCAAAATAGGTTCATCTACAAGTCTAACCTCCTTGCCACGATCAGTACAATGACATAAGTTGCAAAGGAGATTATGCTCAAAAAGTTTTTTAGGAAAGTCAGAGAAACGGCCAAGAAGATTGCCCCGATCGCTGCCCCTATTGCTGGTGCTTATCTAGGGCCTCTTGCAGGTGCTGGGATAGGTGCGCTCTTGGGACAGTATGGAGGCACAAAGGGAGCCCTACAGGCAGGTTTGCTTGGAGGTATTGGTGGTCTTGGATCTAATTATCTGACTGGTCAAGGTCTTTTAAAAGGTGGTGGTATACGAGGATATGGCCCTGGTGCTATGCAGGCTATGAAGCAAAAATTAGTAGGTTTAGCTCCAAAAGTATATCCTGGTGATCCTTCAAGTTTAGATGCTGAACCACTTGCTGTTCCTGGAACAAAAGGACTTCTCGGTAAGGCATTGGGATGGGCTGGAGATAATAAAATGCTTACAGGTGCAGGCTTAATTGGTCTGATGGCTGCGCTTAATAAAGACAAAAAAGATGATTTTGATTTCGAAGAAATAGAAGTGGGAAGTCAGGGACAGCTTGGAAACTTGCAACGCCCTAACTTGGCATTTCTTCCACCTGTCGCACCGCATGTCAGTTTTGATCCGGGATACTTTCCCGGCTACGCAGACGGCGGCATCGTCGGCATGGAACAAGGAGGAACACCTCCAAAGAATGTAGATGACTATCCCCGCAAAAATGGTATTATAGAAGGTCCAGGAACAATGACTTCGGATTCCATTCCTGCTATGCTAAGTGACGGTGAATTCGTCACCAAGGCGCTCGGCGTTCTGGGTGCGGGCGTACAAAAGGGGGCAACAACAAAAGAAGAGGCAAGGAAAAAAGGTTCGGAATTTTTTTATCAGCAACAGAATGACCTTGCAAAATTAGGAGAACGAGTAGTTAATGGCTGAACAGATAGTACAACAAAATAGACAGGCTCCCTTCATTGAGAAGCGGAGCGAACAATTATTAGCGTCCATTTTCGGCGATCCCAACGCCGTCAGGGAAGCAGGTGAGAGCGATGCCGCATTTAACATGCGGAAGTTCGGTCTGGCGGGAACACAGTATGAT